TATTAACCTAATCTATACTAATTTATATAATGAATACACCACCTGATTATTTGGCGAAGAAAAATCCCCATCCTAGAGATGAATTTATTACCTTTGACGAAGGACCGCACATTTATACGGTTCATGGAGATTCTAGTTTCACCTCTGTTACTACATGGAATCATACACATTTTCCACATTTCGACAGTGATGCTATTATTGAGAAAATTTTAAATAATAAACGTCGCGATGATCCTACTTACAAATATTATGGAAAAACAAAAAAAGAAATTCAGGATGCATGGGATAAAAATCGTGACGAAGCAGCAGCTGCTGGTACAAAAATGCATTATGATATTGAATGTTACTACAATGAAATGGACGTTAAAAATGATAGCACAGAATTCTCATGGTTCTTGCGATTTGTAAAAGATTTCCCTGAATTAAAACCTTATCGAACAGAATGGATGGTTTATTATGAAGAACTTAAACTTTCTGGATCAATTGATATGATATTTGAAAATCCTGATGGATCACTTCAAATATATGATTGGAAACGATGTAAAGAAATTGCTTATGATAATAATTTTGGTCAATCAGCAATAACGCCTTGTATTAAACATCTACCAGATACAAATTTCTGGCACTATTCATTACAATTAAATGTTTATAAACGCATACTAGAACTAAAGTATGGTAAAAAAGTAACTGCTCTCTTTCTAGTATGCCTTCATCCTGATAGTACATATAAAACATATGATCGTATATCTGTTCCTATACTAGAAAAAGAAATCGATGACTTATTTGAAGTGCGAAAAGAACAAATAGAATAATATAATAATATAATAAATATTATCAATTAAATGCAATTATTATCTTTGATTACACGCTATCTTAACGAACCGTTTTTAGAAGAATTTGTCGAATATTATTTTGGAGAAGGCGTTGATCATATTTTTATTTTGTACGATGTTGAATCAACCATTCCTATAAAAAAATCTATTATTGAACAATATAATGTTACTATCATAGAATCTACCAATTTTAAAAAACGACAAACACATGATGTAAATTATGTGTTTACACAAATAAAAAAAAACTTTAAATGGAATATTTTTGTAGATTGTGATGAATTTATTACTTCTACTATTAAAGACCATACGATACGGGATGAACTTTTACAACGTTATAAAAATGTAGACTGTATTAAAATACCATGGGTTATGATGTCTTCTAGTGGGTATGAAAAAGATCCTCCTTCAATATTGCAGTGTTTAACAAAACGTTGGAATCATGATTTAAGACATCCGCATCCTAATAATTGGTCAAAGGGTAGATGTCGATACAAAGAAATAGAAGTAAAATGTATCGCAAAATGTGAAAAATTTGATTCTCTTGGACTTCATCATCCAAATAAAACGAAACAGTCTATTATTTGTATTGAAAGTGTCCATAATAAAAAATCTTTATTAGACCCTTTTTATAAAAATTTACGTGAGGATGATATTCAATATGCTTCATTATTATGTTATCATTATCGTATTTTTTCCAAAGAATCTGCAAAACGAAAGTTTATAAATAATAAATTAGACGGTTACAAAAAAGAAAATTATAATAATCTTTTATTAAGTGATTATTCCGAAAAGGATGAATACTTTATGAAAAATAAATCTATTGCGAAATTTGGACATAAAAATTAACTATGGTACTAATATAATAATGTTTATAGATTTTTTCTTAAAACCTTCCTCTAGCTCTATTAGTGATTTTTTTCTATATAGATGTCTTGGAATTACAATAGGTGGATCTATCATGTTTTCTGCTTTTATTTATTTAAAAATTCTTTTTACTCCTTTAAAACCCAATATTATTCCAGAAAAGACACCAACAGAAAAATATATTGAAAAATATCGCAGTAAGTTCCATAATTCATATAAAGATGATAAATATAATAGTAATATTCAACAAGAATTTTATAATAAAGAAAAATATAATACGATTGTTGAGTCAAAAGATAACTATTTAGAAAAATCTTGGAAACAACGTGTTCTTATTGAGAATACCCCTCAAGGAAATATTATTATGTTTTTTGACGCTTACAAACTAGCATTTTCTTATTATGCTGATGCAGTTATTCCCTATAATATTTTAAATGTTGTAGCCATGAAATATGTTTTTACTTTCTTATGTAGAGATTTTTTCTTGGACAAATCTATCATTCCATTTCGATATTCTACCCCATTACTGCATGTTCATGAAATAGAAAAAGATACACAGAAAAAACAAAACAAAATAGATGTTTCCAAAGGCCCTTTCGCAAAATTTAAAAAATATACAAAAGAAGAAAAAACAACAAAAGAGAAACAAAAGAAAGAAACTGATGACGAAAGTCCACCTGTTAAAAATTACATTAAAAATAAATTTATACATCTTGGAAAACTTTACAATTTTTCTATATTAAAAAACACACATGTAAATACTACCATAAAGCGTAAAGAAATCATTCCTATTAATTATGGTTCTTTTAAGAAATGGCATCAATCTGCACAATTTAAAATGGTTACTGATAAAGATTATAATGATTCTTCTCAGGAATTGAATTTGGTTTGTTGAGATTTTTTCCAGTCTTTAAAACCAATACTTTTTTCTAGATCAAATGATGAACCTAGATGTGATTTAGCAATCATATATGCTTTATATTCTCGTTCACTTAATGACCCAATATACGTTTTTAGCATTTCTTCTTGATTCGTTTTTTCTGATTCCATTTTTATTTAACAATACTTTAGATTTTATATATATTTCAATTTTGTATTATAATAAAATTAATTATATCCATTTATTATAATTACATAAATGGGAAAATATTCTGCGAAAAAAAGAAATGGTTCGAAAAAACAAAGTTTTAAAAAAAGAAAATATAATAAAAAAACTGGTGGTATGTGGCCTTTTCCAGAAACAGAAAACCCACAGAAAGAAAATGTAGTAGAAGGAAAAGCATCTGTAATAGAACAAGAAACTGATACAAATCCAGAAACTGATACAAAGTCAGAAACTGATACAAAGTCAGAAACTGATACAAAGTTAGAAACTGATAAAAATCCAGAAACAACTGAAAATACATCGAAGGCCCAAGAACTTGAAAACAATTTTGTAAATGATTTGGTTAAAGCTGATAATCGTGATGAGGTTATAAAAATTATAAACGAATATCTGGAACAAGTACAGGTCGATAAAGTCAATTAAAATCATTTTCATATACTCTTTAAGAGTGTATGAAAAATAATAATTAACATCCAAATGGAGTAGATGTACTCTTATTGTTTAATTTATCTTGAAATTCTACATCTGTTGGAGCACATTTATCACTAATATTTGCTATATATTCAGAACTATCTAATGGACCTACTCGTTTTGTTGTTTTATCTATATTATTTCCATGAGGTGTATTCCATCTGTGTTTAAAAATACCACATTTTGTACCACATATAAATGGTTCTACTTGTTTTTTTGTACAAGGCAAATCATTTCCATCTTTAGTATTTGCTTCATTAATAGCTTTTTTTGTTTTGCGTGTAATGTAATCTGTTTGGCTATTTAAATTATGATTATCATCTGGTTTTACACTAACTAATTTTCCATCATCTACAGCAGCAGGTCTTCGTACCCATCTATATTTTGTATCTAACATACCCGGTGTAGATAAAACGGATCCTTTTATCACTGTATTATCATTTGTTGATGTAACAGGAGGTACAATGATTTTTTTTTTAAATTCCCCACAACAACCACCGTGTCCTTGTGGTGCTCCATTTCGCATAGGTGTTTTGGGTATGGATCGTGATAATGATGTTTGTCCAACCCAACCTTGATTTCTATATCCACCATTAATTGAGAATTGGGGTTCTCCCACACTCATATTATTATATTTCGCGGCAGTTTTTCTCTTTAAAGCAACTATAGACATTATATATATATTCATTGTGAAAATATTTATCTCGAAAATCACACTCTACTTCCTAAAGTCCTTTCATGTTATACAAGTATTCAAATACGAGTGAAAATGACCAATTATTACCATTTAAATTAATCACATCTCCATGATCATTCAATAATTGAATACGTAACTTTGTAATATTTACTGGACCAAAATATTTTCTATCATTATCTTGCAATGTACCACCATATTCCGTAAACACTTCTCCTTGCGATAAACCAGATACTTTAATAGGTATCATAGCAAACATATCTTTTACATATGGAGGATCTGAATATAATTTTGTAGAGTTTTTTAATAAATTTTCTTGTTGTATCTGATTTGCTGCGAACAACTGTTTTTCTGTTAAACCCATACCTGGTTGGGATGAATTAAATATAGACGATTGATTATCTCGTGTTAAAGGATTACATACACGTGTAGCACTACTAGAATATGTTGGTTTTTCAGCATTTGGATTATTCCTCACTCCTGTAATCAAACCATCATTTAAATGATTTTGTGTAAAGTCATCTACAATTAGATAAAGATTTTTAAAGAGATATAAATCTAAACATGTATCTCCTTCAATTGTTACAATATTTGTACTTGAATCGACAGTATAATTATTACTTCCTATGTAATTGTTTTCTATAGCATTCGTTGAATTTAAATTAAAAGTTGGATTTGATCGAAATCCCAATAACCAACCTATAGTTACATCCCATGTTGTTGCTTGAAACGAATTTGATGTAATTGATTTAATATTTTGTACACTAACTTCTTGTTCGTTATAAAATGATAAAACATAATCTTCTGCTGTGTATTTTTGATTAATGCAAATCCTAAACACTGTATATTCCGTACCTCTATCAAATGTTGAATAAACAATCGATTTATTTGTTTGACTATTTAAAGCCAGTTGATTATTTATAGCATTATATAAACCATAATTTGTATATATACCATCTGGTATATCAATCTCTATTTTCTTTACACCTTGTGAATCAGTCAAACCTTTTACACTAGATTGTGGTGTTAAAAATATGGAATGATTTTCTTTTTCTGCAGAATCAATTAGAATTGTCTTACTTATATCATACATAATATCTCTTGATCCTACAATTTCTCTTCCTTCGATTAAATTATAACTAATATCAGTGAATCCTAAAAACGCGTTCCATGAATTTTGTCTTATTTCGGGTCTAGAAGTATCTTCGTTATATAATAATGTAACATCACCATTTTCTGCAATTTGTCTCTCTACACTATATCGTTCGTTTCCAGATACATCATAATATCTATTTTCATAATTTGTATATGGAGTTGATGTAATGTTGTCATTAGCATCAAATGAAAAATCTTCTAGTTCTACACTATAATCATCTTGTGTTATTTTGTTTTTAATCGAATAGACAAGTTCAATTCTATTTATAGTTTCATTAATTACGAACCTTGTTTGACTCATATTTAATCCATATAGTTTTGTACCTGCACTATCTGTTATACCTTGTATCTTAGCAAATGTATCATTAACCATAGTTTGTAAATCATCCGCTGTTCTATAAATACCTACAGGAAAAGTAATTATATATGCATTATCAGTATCACTTTGAGCACTTCTTACATTTGCTAATCCACCTACACTGCTTTTCGGAATCACTTTAATCTTATTGTTTTCACCATTTACAGTAAATGGAAAGGCAGCTGAGTAACTGCTAAACAAAGCCACTGAAGAGGTCCCATTGAACGAACCTTGTAGTGTCGTATTAGCGCCTTCATTTAAGTTAATTTTCACTGTTTTTACTTCAGTGCCCTCTTCTGTTTCTGTCGCATTAAAAAAATCACCGTTATCATCAAAAAATCGAATAAAACAATCAGATAAATCCAATTCATAATCATATTGATCAAAATAAGTTAAAATATCAAATTGAATTCTAGACCTTTTAATACCTATATCATAAAATGCCTTTGCATTTACATAACCTTTCGTTAAAAAAGCAGCGTTGCCTTCAGTATTATTATTATAATCATTTTCATCTCTAATAGTGTTTAACTTTATATTTATTTCTGAATTTAAATATGATTCTTGATTATTAAATACACCAATATAATCATTTAATATATACCCTTCTGTATTACCTGTAGCAAGAGAAGTACCTACCGCCATTTTACGATTATTATGTACATTATCAAATCCTTCTTTTGTGCAACGTAGCTTCAAAGTTGGTCTTGATACGATTTCATATTTTGTTTGTATTGGTGTAATTTCTGATTTTAATACATTGGGTGATGTAAATCCAACATCATTATCAAATAAAAAACATGATGTTTGTCCTGTCCATAAAGGCCCTGTCCAACTAGTTCTTTGTATACCCGAAGGTAATTGAGTTAATACAGCATCCTCATCTGGAAATACTACTGCTACCTTTGAATCCTCTTTTTTCACCGTTGTTTCTCGATTCAATAATACCATCATTTGAAAACGTTGCAATGTTGTAATTGTTTCTTCATTATTATCATTCAATCCACTGTTAAATGATATATCAAATTGATGTAAATAACCGAAACCTTCAGCGAAAAAATTATTTGTTAATAATGATCTATTTATTAAAGATAATAAAGTATCTCTTGTGTATATTCCAGATACATCTCCAAATTCAACACGAATTTCATTTAAAATAACAGAAGATGCATCATATAATCCAGGTCCTTCATAATTATAAACTGTAAAATAATTGTTTCCAACAACATTATTTTCATCATCATTTATTACAAGGTAAAATGTCGCATTTGGATCAAAATTATGATTTTCTATCGTACCGCCTGCTATACTTACCTTACCTGTAATAGCTAATGAACTTTGAAAATTTGAATATATACTTTCTAATGAGTATGCATTTGAAACAGAAACAACAGGTGGTGTTTCGACTGCATTTTTACTAAAAAATCTTGGAATTACCATATTCGCAAATCCCAAAAAACCAGGTATTGTATTTTTTCTTACCCTACTATCAAATGCGTTTGTAATTACTCCAAAATAAAGATAAAAGTTAGTTTCATTATAAATCTGTTGAATATCAATAGTAAACGTTATTTTGGATGTTATATTATTATGTGTTATTGCTGTTGTACCAAAATCAATATCAGTATTTTCTTCTTTCACTCTTTGTATACTTTCATTTAATGCTGTTATTAAACCATTTGTATCATACGAACCTGATGGTATTTCAAACTTTAAATCATATACTCCTTGTATACCATCTACATTTCCTAATAATTGAAAAAAATTAGCATTATAAACATTACTAACATTATACCATGTATATGGAATACTTACTGAATGTAAACGTAAAGACACAACATTATTTAACACTTCTGATAAATTAATAATATAATCTGTAGATGATGGATAATTACCATAATTTCTAAACTGACTATCTAACTGTAATACACGTTTTTGTGTTTCTTTTAATAATGGATTTAATTTACTGCCTGTATATTCCAATGATGTTGTTTGTACCAGTGCACTGTCTTTTTGTTTATCTTTATCAAATGGTTTTTCTTTTATTTCTTCATTTTCTTTAGACTCCATTCCTTCTATTATTGGCGTCTCTGTTTTTTTTTCTTCTTTATTATCATCGTTTTCAAAAAAATACCGATAAGCATCTTCAAAAAACATCTTTATTTTACTTGCTCCTTCAACATTTGATTCGTCATATTTTTCTATTGTATAGATCAATTTTGCCTCTAATTCGCGATCTGTAGGATTATTTAAATCTAACATTTGAAATAATTCATCTTCACTGTATTTTTCAATATTATATAAATCTTCGTCTTCACTATTCATTAAAAACTCTGTATAATTTCCGTTTATATTATTTATTATCATTTTCATCTTTTTAACATTTCTTTTTTAAACATTTCTTTAATATAATCCACTAAATCTAAATTCTTACTTTTTTTTACTTTAAACAGTCTATCTACTGGAAATCCTTTTATTCCTGGTAGTTTTTTTTGATGACCTGCTCCATAAAAGCACAATCTATCGAATAATTCAAATATAAACTCATGTTCGGGTTCTATATGATTTCTATCTATACGATATTTTCCTACATACGCGTATCGATTGTAATTGTCGTCTTTGTATATTCTATATTTTTTTACATGACAAATATTTGCTACCATTCCAATTCCCATTATTTTATTCTCAGTGTTATTCATTTCTAATACAAACATTATTGCCTTTTCTTTAAAGTTACTACTTACTTGTTCTGGTGTTCCGTAAATACAACCAAATGAACTATGAGCTTTACGAAATTCTTCATTTTGTAACCATGTATCATTATTAAAACGTGTTGTAACAATATGTTGTTTCATGTTTGTAACATAGTCACGAAATTCTGGATGATCACGTAATTCTGCTCTCCGTTTTTTTTTCGATTTATAATTATTAGACATTTTTAATTTATACGTTAATTTATTATCTTATTTATAATCAATTTTGTTAGTTTTTTGTTTTTATTTTTTATTTATATATAAATGAACAACGATTATTCACCATCACAATCACCTGATAGTTTGGATTTAGAAAATCCTAGTACAACTCAATTAACTATACAACATGAAAATATAGATGAGTTTTACGAAAATGAGATGGATTTACAACTTACTGAAATTAAAAATCAATTTTTAGAAAACCCTCCCAATCAAGATACTATTCTTTCGTATCATTATCTTGATAGCAATAGTCCATTAACCATATCATGTGATAATAGTGATGATGAAAATGAAGGTAATTTTAAAGAATCTAGTTTTGAAGATATTAAAAATTCACTTGAAAAATACTTTGATGATATTGAAAATCAAATATCAAATGAACTTGATATTTTAATTACGTATATGAAAGGTCAAAAAAATCTTTTTATTGAATCCTATTTAGTATGTCAGAAAAAATTAAACTTATTAATGATTCCAGCTATTTTAATTACTGCAGGAGTTACTATTTTCGCACCTATTTTTAAAGATGAAGAATGGAGTGTTGCTATTATATCTGGTTTAAATGCTGTTGCTGCTATGATTATCTCTATTGTTAATTATCTTAAACTTGAAACATCGACTCAAACGTTCTACAACACTGCTACACAATTTGATAAACTTGAAACATCTCTTGAATTTGTAGCTAGCAAGCTAATATTTATGAAAAACAAACAAGAAAAAACAAAAATTATTTTTGATAAGTTTCAAGAAGTAGAGACGAAAATACATGAGATTAAAGAATGGAACAATCTATTTATTCCTGATGAAATTAGACGCATTTTTCCTATTATCTGTCATATTAACATTTTTTCTTTTATTAAACGTATCGAAAGCAATAAAGAACTTCTTATTTCACGCTTTAAAGATATTAAGAATGAGATGAAATATATTATATATCGAGCCAATAAAAAACATAATAAAATGAGAATTCAATGTAGAATGAAATCGCTTACACAACAAAAAGAAAAAATAAAAGAAGAATTAGCACATTATAGAAATGCATATAGTTATATTGACGAACTTTTCACTATTGAAATAAAGAATGCTCAGAATTTTTCTTTTTTTGGACGATTATTTTTCTATACAAAACAAAAATTAGAAAAATGCAATCAAAATAATCCTGTAGTTGATAAATATATTCATTGCCTTATAAGCCAATATTAACTAATTTCCAATATTCAAAATTATTATATACTATCTTAATTGTATTTCCTTTTTCAGTATTTTTTAATAAATAACTTCCATTTATAGTGAAATTATCCACTAATAGTCGTATTATTACCTTTTTATAATCAATTTCATTTCTTAACGGTTTTTCAACTATACTCTTTATCTCTCCAAAATTACATTTATTAACTGTATTTTTTATAAATTGTTTTGTTGTTCCTCTACTTATTCGTGGAATACACATTGTCTTTATTTGTTGTCGCATCATTTTTATTATAATTGAAACAGTATACATATTGTTTCAATTTTATTTTGTCCTATACTGTGCGGTATCGTTTAACCTTAAATTTACTTTTCCATATCATTTAACCGTTCGTGTTTATACTCTATATTCGTGCTGTTACGATACATATATTATATCTATGATTTCTTTATATTTTTATCGTTCATAATCTAAAATTTGTTTTTATTTATATGTTATAATGGATAATTCTATGGATATGTTAGATCTATCTTGGACAGACAAATATTTTCGTACTACTGAAGGAGGTGTAACATATGAACCAGAATTAATGGACAAAATAAAAGTTAAAATAGTTTATACAAACACCAATAATGAAATTTTTCATACATTTGATAAAGAAATCGATTTGCAAATTAAAGATGATGAAAGTATTTTATCTGAAGAAGATTTAATAAAAATTATTCGACAACACCGTGATTATGAATCAAAACGATACAAATGCGATAGTATTATAAAATATTTTATTAATATGGATCCACAAACAGTCATTGAGAACATTCAAGACCAAGATTTCAATTTTCATGCAAATGAATGTTTTTCACATTTTGAAATACCCAAAACAGTATCTTTTTCACCTTCGCTATTTATTTTCCATCCAATTAATACGATATATATTCTTTTTCGTGAAATGATATTGATTAATCCTAGTGAAGAATCACCTATTTCAATTATTAAAAAATATAAAAATAAAGTTACCAAACGTGTACGTATATCCGACAATCTTCCTACCTATACGTCTTCTAATCGAAAAACAAGAAAACGTTAATTTTAAAACAACTTAATAAATAATTTATTTATTTATTAAATGGAATATCCTCCCTTGGAAATTAATTATTCGTGTGAAAATATCAAAGATTCTTTAAACACACTTCGTAACGATATTATTAATAAGGATTTTACAGATTCAGATGTAATCCTATCTCTTTCAAATCATTTTTATTCAATTATATCAAATATAAATGTATCTATACGTAAAAATGCTTCCTATAAATCAATGGATATCATTAAACAAGCCGAATATATGTCACTTTTAGAAAATTTATTTTGCTTTACTGCCTATATACGCGATATTCATATGGGTCTTGGTATACGAGACCTTTTTTATCATTTTATTTTTATTTTACATAATTTCTTTCCCGAATTTACTGAAAAATTTCTACACTTTATTTTTACACCCTCTTCACGCAATTCTATTGGATCTTGGCGTGATGCTACAGGAATTTGTCTTTATATTTATAAATTAAATCCATATCATCCTCTTATTAATTATTTAATTTCTACTATAAATACTACGTTGTTTCATGATTTATTACTATATAACAATAATGGTCATTGTGATACAAATATTGCTAAGTGGATTCCAAGAGAAAATTCACAAAAAAAATGGTTGTTTCAAGACCTTTCGATAGAATGGTGCGAAAAACATCATCCTCATTTACTAAAACACTGCAAAAATAAAAAATCTAGAATTCGCGCAGAAAGAAAATGTTTTTCTATTTACAGGAAAGTTGTATCGAAATTATCAAAATCACTCTATATTACCGAACATTGTATATCGCAGCAAAATGTTGTATTGGATTTTAATACCATACCTATTTATTCGTTATTTAAAAATTGGTTTCTTATTTTTAATACTACTTCTGATATGAAGGTCAGAAATAATCACTCTAAAATGGAATTATTACGTGCCGATTTAATTTCACAACAAGTTAAAAATAACAATTTACCTATATTTCGAGACACACCTTTTTATGTTAATTATTATCATTTTCCACACGGTATTACTAAGCTCACAGAAATAATGTTTTCATGTACTAAATTAATAGACGAATTTCAACAAAATAATGATCCAAAGGATTATATATTTACATTTACACACTATGAAAAGTTGTATGATACCATATCATTAATCAATATCTTATGGGAGAAAACTTTTTTAAAATGGAATCGTGTAATTGAAGTAGATAAAAATGCTATACCAGTTATTGATATTAATATTCTTTCTTTATGTGATCAAAAATTATTTCGCGCTGTATCACGTGCTTGTTTTATTGCTAGTGCATCTAACATAAAACGCATATTATTTTCTGCACATGTACCTATATGGATTAATATTCAAAATTGCGGTGATTTTGGTCAGAAAATACGCCATATTTATCAATGTCTTAATAATGAATTATTAACAAATATTTCTATTAAAAATACTTTATTGATACTTGGTTATCAACATCCTTTCACTCCTATTATTATCAATAACAATGGATTTTGTTATAACTATAATTATGAATCGACATTTAAAGATTGTCTTGAAATTTTTAATAACCCGCGTTATAAAAATATACAGCAATTGTTTCAAGATAATGTTGAATTAATTAATATGCATTTTTCTTAACATTAATAATCATCATATCTATTTGAATCTCCTCCAAAATTATTTAATTCATATCTATTTTTATTTGTTAATATAATTAACTCTTGTAAATTATTGCATTTTATCTTTCTAATTTGATAATATCCTTTTTGTTCATAATCTCGCACTTTACATTCATATGGGGTTTCAAATAATATTGAATCCAATGTATTTTCCGTTATTAATACCATAGTTGCACCATCTACAGTTTCACAAACATCTTCGTTGAAATAGCTATATCGTATTACATTTGACTGATCCCAATCTCCAGACAATATACTTTGAACAAAAGGCATATTCTTAATAAAATTTTTTGTACACGCTATACGTAATGCATAATCTGGAAATAACAAACAAACTGTATTTTTATTATGAATGGTATTTAATTTATGTTCATTTGTTAATGGAATAGTAATATAATCCAATAAATCATTTTCAAATAAACTGTTTGCTATATAAGTCTCATCGATATTATATTTTACACGAAATTGCTTTTCCATTGTTTTTATTGAAGATTCTTTTTTTAATATTTTTTCTGACCAAAATTCAGATAGCTGTTCGTAAAGTGTTAATGTTTTAGTCATGTTTATTTTATATTTTATTTATATATTATAATATATAAATAATCAATTTTATAACAAATGCCTTGTGATAGCGCATATCTAATGTTATTTTATCCCTTTGATCGAACACCAAAGAAAATAAGATGGTGTTTTTCATTTAAGAAAAAAGTCTCTTCATTTGATTCAAATGCTTCTACTGTTGTAGCTAAGCATAGTTCATCTTAATTTTTTTTTAACATCTGTTTTTTTAATAACTCTGTTTTTTGTACACTATCTGTTTCTGCTATTACTCTGTTTCTAATCATTTTTTCTCTATTGCCTTTATCTTTTAATAATAAAGAAAATTTTGCTACTCTATCACGATGTTCTATTTTCTTTATTCTAGAAAAAATCGCTGTTAGTGATTTATTTGTATCTTCTGGTAATTTTCTCTCATTAGGTGTTGATAAAATTGTTTGTTTTATCTCATTTACATAAGCTCTTAAAAAACCCTCTGTCTGACTGTCGGTTATTTGTAGTAAACCAGATAAGTCTAGTTCTATCAAAAACATTACCGCCAAACCGTAATTATCCCATGTATTTGATGAACTTATTATTTTATTCCATATATCTCTCCATGTTTTTCCTTTTAATTCTTTAATCCATAACAACATTTTTTCTTTAAAACTTGCTTTTTCTTGCGCTGTAAAAATAGACATAGATATCACATTATTGTTTTCTATATATTTATTTAAAACACGAATTAATATCTCTTCTTCTTTACTGTTTAAAACAGTTCCTTCTTTTTCTTTGTCTATTAGTATCTTAATATTCCCATCTTTATCTACTACAGACATATATCTCGATACATGAGAAAGTAAAATCACCTCAAAACACCATGGTACATAATAGTCTACAGCTATTCCAAACGGCTGCAATGATGATCTGGTTTTGTATTTGTCTATATTTAATTTGTCTTTTTCAAACGATAATCCAAAATCTATCACTACTGGTTTGTTGTCTCGAATCATTATATTATTGTATTTTATATCTAAATGCAGTACATTTGAGGTATTTAAAACTACCAAACTCTGTAAAAGAAACACATGTGCGTTAATAATCGCCTTTATATAGTCTTCTGATTGTTTTTCTGAAGACTTATTACTTGATAATATATTTTGTAGATATTTACTTATGGTGTCTTTACCTGCATACTGTATTTTATTTGATACTAAATTTACAGACTGTTTATTTTGAAGCATTTTACATTTCGATACTCCATCTTTACCAATTTTTCCTACTGTTACTGGACATGTTTTTAATATACCTGCAAAACGAGGTGATTTTGGTAATTTTTTTCCAATGTTTATCTCATTTATCATTGTCCTATCTTTTTGTTGTATTTTCGATAAAAAATCCGGATCTGTACGGTCTTTTTTACTACATTCTATATTTGGTCTAAACACACATCCATAAGTACCTTGTCCTATTATCTGTAATTCTTGTTCATTTTTATTCATTTTATATTATCTCTTTAGATTAATGTTTTTATTATTTACTACAATTGCACGATTTTTATAAAACCGGTTTTTATATGTTTTTTTGAGTTTTTCTTTTATATCATTTGGAATCACTCCTTTTTCTTGTTTTATTTTTCTCAACTCTTTAATTATATCTACTGTAAACACTCTACAAAATTCTTCGAAATATGCTATCTGGCTTTTTTCTATCTCGTCTTTTTGTTTTAAGTCATTTATAATCTGTCTTTCGATTATTTTATCCATTTCTCTCAAGAATTCTTGACTAAATCGGTTTGTATGTTGCCTTGTCGTTTTTTCAATTATTGGTTTTGTTATACGCTTTGTATAATAATATCTCGCACTCTTATACATTTTATCTAATACATCACCCGTAAATCCATTCTTTTTTAACAATTCACATTCTTCGTCTATAATTGTTTTTATCTCTCTTGATTTTATCCATTCATTCCAAGATGTTTGAAACTCTTTTCTCTTTTCTTTACAATGTGCATTTGAGAAAATAGACAAAATTTCGGTTGTTTTGGGGGAGAAATCAAATCTAAATTTTTTATAATGTACCATGATCACTTATTTTATACTTATTTTTACGGTAAAAAGCATTTCAATTTTATAATCTTCTATAACAATAAAAGATTATATATTCCGGGCGGCTGGAATCGAACCAGCGACAATTCGATATCATAAGATATCTTAAAAAAAACCACTACAGTCGAATGCTCTACCACTGAGCTACGTCCGGTAAGCTCTCTCAACAGGGATTGAACCTGTGACCTTACGATTAACAGTCGTATGCTCTACCAACTAAGCTATGAGAGAATTTCTTGAGGAATAACGGATTTGAACCGTTGACCGTTGGATTTGGAATCCAACGCTCTACCACTGAGCTAATCCCCCTCAATATTCTTTTGAATATTCATAATATTTAATATAGTTTTCATCAATGATTCTATCTCCTCATTTGGAGCCACTTTTTTAATCATTTCTTCTTCATTACCCTCATTATCCTTTAAAAATCGCTTTATGTCTTCTACAAACATATCCATTATACTAATAACCCTAATAATCTTTAAATTCTTTTAAAATACTTAGGACCATCGCCCTCTCCTCTACAGGAATCGAACCTGTTACCTTCAGTATATGTTACTGATGTTCTACCAATGAACTAAGAGGTTTAGCTCCTACCCGGATTCGAACCGGGGTTTCAGGATTCAAAGTCCTGAGTGATAACCACTACACTATAGGAGCATTGGAGGAGTATACCCCTTGATATTAATATAATATCTCTTTAATACATTATATTATAATTATTATTATGGTTAAACGAATTTATATGAATTATCAAAATCGCTCTAAACAATCCTCTACTACAAATATGAGTCAACATATTCCCGACCCTCATGAAATGAACCCATTTTCTAGTAACCAGTCATTTGTTTTATATCTAGAACCTATCTATAACCCTGTTTTACAAGTTTATCAAAATATTATTACACTTAATTGTGTTCCTACTGGACCTATTAGTAATATGGTTTCCCATATTAACCTTCCAAAATTGTCCCCTTTTCAACAAGCTACTCCTAATTTTGATGGTACCAATTGTGTCTTTGTCCTTTTAAGACATCCTGTATCCATGATTGGTAGTGGTAATAGTGCTTTTAAATGGAATGGAGCGTTTATGGGTGCAGATGATATTCCCTCTGTTTTATCTTATCTTCAAACACATGGTTATCATATTGATACAAATACAACTACTATGCTTCAAACTGGTTCGGTTGTTGTTGGGGGTGTTTCCGACAAACGGTTTTCTGGTAATCGTCGAATGATTGCTATGGTTACATTTCACACATAAATTGTTTTTCTAACATGTCTATTTTATTTGATAGTTTATCTATTTCATCGTCATTTAAACTGTTTATTTTTCCGCCAAATATATAGTTTGATAATATATCCTCTATTTGTTTCTCATTATCTGTTAAACATTGTTTTTTGATTTTTTTTTCTTTCTTTTCATGTTTGTTATATTGTTTTACCTTTTCTAATAATTCTTTTAATGGTTCAATATGTACACCAGGGAGTTTAAATTCTGCTACCAGATGTTCCGCCAAATGAAATTCTTCTTTATGTTTTCTTTTATAGTATAAATCAAACACCGGATGTATAAAATGACTCAAATGAGCCGTTTCTTTTAATCCCGCTATATAATCTTTCTCGTTTCTTTTATTTAATGTACCAAAACCATGTTTCTTTTTAATATATTCTTTATTGTCTTTGTAAATTTCACCATATTTTAAACTAAATAATAATACTTTTTTGTATTTTTCTACATAATGTTTTTTCGCATATCGTATAGTCACCTCTTCAATGTATGTTATTTGATCATTATCAAATATCACTACATCACATAAACAATTAAACATTTGATATAATGCCGATGTTGTATTCATTCGGTGTATTATTTTCTTATTTAAATCCGTCATTGAATTTATAGTTGTTATCTCCAAATTACCTGTATCTATCTTTATCATTGACGATATTAAATAACGAAATCCATGTATAAACGCACCTGACCCATATTTATAAGAAATTTCTTGTGATAATACTCCTGCGAAATATAAATTATCTATATTTTTACTTTCAAAATCTCCCTTTACATAAGGCACTTTTCCATTGTGGTCTGGAATAATATTACCAAATATAGATGTATCAATCTTAAATCCAGTACAGTCTATTACATAATCAAATCCTCCTTCTGGGTGTTGATCTATATTTTCACCTGGTTTATGATCATCCATATCTAAATTACCATTATTGTCCAAGTCTGAATCTGTTACTACAAAATATTTATTATTTTCTTTAAACACCACTATTTTATCTGTATCATCTACGCTATTTACTGCATGTTGGGTTTTTAAATTATAAACGTCCAAGAATTCATTGTTTATAGCACGTAAATGTCCAGGATAATGTGTATCCCAAGCATGATTTATACCTCCTTTTGTAAATACCTGTATTACTGCCGCCGTATCCGTTAAATAATTTGCTGTTTCAAATGCTGAATTACCTTTTCCTATTATACAGACATTTTTATTTAAAAACATTGATTTATCTCTAGACAAATCTCGGTAATTTAAACATCCTGGTGAATTGACCGGTGGCGTGAATGATATATTATTCTTCATTAAACCTGCAGCCATTATTAATTTTTTACATTTTAATGTATTATCCGTTGTTTGTACTTTAAATATATCATTTTCTTTGTTAATTGTTATTACATTTTGATTAAATGCTACTTTGATATTGTTTATTTTTTGATAGTCGTTTAAGTATTTTACCATGTAGTCTGCATGTGGAAAAAAGTCTTTTGTGTAATTTTTAAATAATAATTTATCATTGTCGCTTAAAAGTGAGTTCCAGTCATGTCTTAAGTTAAATTCTTTATCTTCTGAACCTGTATTTACCTTGTTTACAGATATTAATTTACGATGGATTGGGTATTTTTTGAAAAAATCTCCGCTGTTATCTGCTTTTTCTAATATTATATAGTCTTTATTAAATTTATTTAAAAAATGTCCTGCCTGTAACCCCGCTGGACCAGAACCAATTACAATATATTCATACATATGATTTGTATCTATTTTTTGATTGTTTTTGTTTATATAGTAAACATACAACAATATACTAAAAACAGCCATAAGAAATAGTATTGTTTTTATATTTTTCATATAGTAATAAAATAGATTTATATTCATATTGTTATTCTTTAGACGTATTTTTTCTGTGTGTTGTATTAAAAAGTCTATTATTAATTTCTTTCTCATATTTATAGTGTCCAAGAATGTTATACAGTACATTATTTTTATCGATGTTTATATTATCACAATCTTTTATCCATCCCTTCATAAGACGTCCTCTTTATCAATTAACTATGCGTGCTTCTAAAAAATCTATGCGAAACATGGAACATGATTTCATTATTCAAAATGAGAGAAATATTGCTCCTATTTATAAACCTAGAGGTCCTAATCAAAAAAAATATGTGAAATATCTGAATAATCCAGATGTGTCTGTATTACTTGGCGTTGGTCCTGCAGGTACTGGTAAAACCCTTTTTGCTTGTGCTACAGCTGTCCAAGAATTAAAAAGTGGTAATGTTAATAAAATTGTATTAACTAGACCGGTTGTTCCTGTTGAAGAAGATATTGGATATTTACCTGGTTCTTTAATTAGTAAAATGCATCCTTGGACAAGACCTATTTTTGATATTCTTGAAGAATTTTACTCTGTTCGTGATATCGATTCTATGATTCATTCTGGAATTATTGAAATTTCTCCTCTTGCCTTTATGCGTGGTCGTACATTCAAAAATGCTTTTGTTATTGCTGATGAGATGCAAAACTCTTCTCCAAATCAAATGTTTATGTTGACCACGCGTCTTGGAGAAGGATCTAGAATGGTCCTTACTGGTGATCTTAAACAAAGTGATCGATGTGAAGATAATGGATTATTACATCTATTAAAACTTATCAACGGCTATAAAGGTGAATTAACTGATATACGAGCCGTTCAGTTAAATACTTCCGATGTCGAACGTAGTAAAATTGTTTCTAATATATTATCTCTTTATTCTGATACTGTTTACGGCAATAGCACTGTACATAGTCCTTTTTCTGTTTTTTCATTAACTGATAAAAAAGATGATTAATAATACATATTTATTTTTGTAATATTAATCTAGTTTTTTATATTTTACAATATAATTTGTATAATAGTAGGATAATCCACGTACCAAAACATCCATCATGTAAATAAATATTATTCCTATCACGAAATTTTTTACATGTGATTTGCTGTGTAATATATGTCCCATAAATAAATTTGGTACCATAAATGTGAAAATTGCGAACAATGATCCTTTTATAAAGCCTACATTTTTTCCATATATCGAATATTTCGATGCATTTGCTACTATACCTGTTATAGCTAATGTATCTATAAATGTTTTTAATATCATGTTATTAAATGTATGTGGATAATGTGGATATATTTCAATACCATACACTGGCTTAAAAAATGTAATTGTAAGTAAATTTAATAATTCGTTTATAAAAGGCATTATAGCTGCATATAACCCAAAATCACTATCTATTTTATTAATACCCAAAAGAAGTACTTCCTCTATAAAATCATTCATTCTATATCTAATTGTGATATTTTTATTGTGTCTATCTTAATAATTTATAGTATATCCTTAAACTTTTTTATCATGTGTCCAAGATTTAATATACTAAATCTAATAAATCTTTAATTATAAGCTTAGGATTTTTATAATATCTATCTATTAATGAATATTCTTCATTCGTTATATACTCTATCTCAAATGGTTCCATTGTTTTTAACGTACTCTTTAAAGGGAATGATTGTTTTCAATTTTGTCCAAGATGGTGGTGGTCTAGAAAACACAGCATAATTACTCGATACCCGACACACCCAATACCCCACCACTCAACGGCACTATCCAACGGACCCAGGACCCCTAGCCCCATAACCCAAGCCTATCGCCTCAACCCCCTATTTATACTTATCCAGAAATGAGTGGGATATCAATTTTCCAGTAATTTATCTATATTTGAGTTTTATCTAATAAAATTGAAAGGCTTTTCCTTCCTAGGTTGGATGTACAGACATATATACACTATTAATAAGATGGTTTGCTCTATTTGCAGAGAAGCTGGGCACAATGCCTCAAGATGCGAGGGTCAATTTATAAGAGAATGGACCGATAAGATAAAGCGTTTCTGGGTATACGGATATAATAATTCCGTTGAAAATGACCGAGAGGTTAAGGATTGGGTAAGAACTTCTCGACTAACTATGCCCATAATCAATCGCCTTTGGGAAAAACTTAGAGAGGTATGTTTACAGAAGAGATGGTGGCGTTTAGTTGACCATGATAGACAACGGTTTGTGCAAACAAGGTTCTATCAAAATCGTCCTCGGAATGTTTATGCATTTAAAAATCGTATCACCAGTTACGTTCGACCTACCGAACAAGAACCTATAGACGATGTATTAGCAGAATATGATAGACGTCAACAGGAAATGAGACAGCAGCGTCAGCAACAAATTCGTGAAGAACAAGAACGCCGAGACAGAATATTCGCCGAGAGAGCTGCCGCTAGACAAATGGAGGCAATACAAGATCCAAATGCACAAGTACGCCGAAACCTGAGGGCTGAGTTTGATCGAGCAAATCAGATCTTTATACGCGTCCAAGATCAAGCAATCAGAGCTTTGCAACCCAAACCCAAGACTCAGACTATACACTGTAAGATGGATACACTTGAAACAGAGTATTTTGAAAATACTGATTGTCCTATTTGTTTAGAACCACTATTACCTGATAATACTGTAGCTCTTAATTGTCGACATACATGTTGTGTGTCTTGCTTAAAACAGACATTGAAGGTAGGAAGTAAACACAATTGTCCTACATGTAGAACCGATATTAAAACCGTACATTTTAAGTCAACTATTTCACCAGATCACTTTAATACTATCTCATCCCATATCCATACCCTAGTTTAGTTTTGTTTATTCTATTTAATTAATTAAGCATATTTTTAATGGTGGGTTTTACCACTTATCCAGAAATGAGTGGGATATCTATTTTCCAGTGTTTTATTTATATTTGGCCTCAGTTTTATTTATAAAACCCATAAAATTGATCTGGTTTTTCTTTTCTTTAAACATGCATACCAAAATAATTTATAAAATGTTGTATACGATCGCAGTAAAAGTTAATAAAATATACGTTAATGAAATTATTGACTATTACAATAACAAACGTCCCGAGTCTTCTCATCCATTGGAAAAATTAAATCGATGTGAAGGAGGTTTTATGATTAAAATGGAAAACTATGATGATATTGATGATATTGATGAAAATAACAAGATTCATCAATTAAGATGGTGCAATCGTCAATTGGTACAAGATATCTATTACGGTTTCAACAATCAACAATTAGACCTTTTGTATGAGTCAATTGCTGCATGTATTGGAGAAGATATGGTTTATAAAATAGATAAAAATAAAGAATGTTCTATTAAACGTATGTATTTTGTTAAAAGATAAATCAGTTTATAAAAAATAAAAACCATATAAGGTTTTCAAAAAAATCATCAAAAATGGTCATAAAATTGAAAGGCCTTTTTTAATAATAGTTAGTGATAATCAATCAAAAAAGCTAAGTAATCAAAATGTCTACATCCGTACAAAACCAAGTTGTTTCCCCTGCTGCCGCTGCAGCCCCTGCTGAGAAGAAGGCTCGTAAGCCAACCCTCTCCGCTAAGTATTCGAAGTTCCTTATTTCGAATTACAGTATTATTCAAATGCTTCAATCGAAAGGTCTATTGAATGATGAAGCCGTTGAAACCGCATATTCCGAAATCAAATTGTTTGACTCTGTTGAAGATCAGAGTGCATTTTACGAATCTTTCCTAGAATCTTCTAAGTTGACTGGTAAGACAATGAAGAAGTTTGTAACCCAGCGTCTCAAGCCTCCAAAGGCACCTCGTGTGAAAAAGGAGCGTAAGCCAAAGGCTGAAAAGGCTGCTGCTGAGCCTAAAGCAAAAAAGCCTCGTACAAAGAAAGAGACAAAGGTTGCTGACGACACTAAGCAAGACCTAGTAGCTCAACTTGTTGAAGCAGCGAATGCTCCTATGCCTGTTGCTGAAGAAGCTCAAAATACACCTGTCCAAGCAGTTGCTGATCAAAAGGAAGCTCCAGGAGCTCCAAAGAAAAAGCCTCGTGCAAAAAAGGATGCAGCTGAGCCTAAAGAAAAAAAGCCTAGAGGAAAAAAGGCTACTAAGGCAAAAGAAGAGCCAAAGGCAGAGCCAGTTGTCCAAGAAGCCTCCGCAGTGGAAGAAGAGGAGGAAGAGATTCATACTCAAGAGATCAAGATCGGTGATAATACTTATTTGATCGACAGTGATAACAATCTTTATTCTGTTGAAACTCACGATCAAGTTGGTACATTTAATGCCGATACAAATGAAGTAGTATTAGTTTAAGTAGTTAGAGTTTTATTTATAATTTAATTAATTAAAGATCTTTTTATTGTAATGTATTTAAACCTATGTCCAATAATATTTATATTTAAATATGTCTTATGAATGTATTTATTGTAATTTCTCAGCTCCTACAAATACAAGATTAAAGCGACATCTACAAACGCAAAAACATGCGCGAAATCTAGCCTTGTATAATAAAGAAAATAATGTCCAAGAAGAAACAAAACAAATAGTAGAAGAATTAATTGAAAACGTTGAAACAATTGAAAACGTTGAAACAATTGAAAACGTTGTACTTACAAAAGAAATCTTGGACAAAGAAGATGAAAATATTGAATTATGTAGAAACACAGATTGTGAAATGGTTCCTCCAGAATCTGAAGAAGATACAGAAGAACAATGGGTAAAATGTAATATATGTCCGGGATATTTTAATGATGATGGATTAGGAGATATATTATTTATAGAAGAAGAACCAAATAATCGAAATGCTTCTTGTGATCTATGTGGTAAAACTGAAAACATAGTACAGATGAAAGGTACTGGGCAGTATATTTGCGGAAATGCATGTGACGAAGAGGAAGAGGAAGAATCTGTCCAAGAAGAAAATATAGAAGAAAACAATAAAAACGATGATTTTGATATACCATTTGAATCATTTTTCTTGGACATTCAAGTTATAGAGATGTTTGTTAAGTTAAATGAATTGATAACGACACACCCTTTTACCTTACAGATAATATGTTTTTTTATGAATATAGTGAGATGGTTTCGTTTACCAACGGCACCCTATGATCAAAAGAGTTAATGTTATTTATTGTGTATAAATATATTGATTTACCCCTTATTAGTACTTATCCAGAAATGAGTAGGATATCTATTTTCCAGTTTTTTAAAACAAAATTGATTTTTAAAAGTGATAATATTTTTCTTATAAACAAAACTATTATCATGGTTAAAAATACTCAAGGTGGAAGTAAACATAAAAGCCAAGCACGTAAGCTTGTTAATGCTCCTCAAAACAATAATATTCGATTCTCTGAATGTGATGATGAATGTTATGCTATTGTTACCAAAATGCTTGGTAACGGTATGTGTCATGTTAACGTTTCCTATCAAAACGATATTTTGACAAATATTGTTTGTCATATTCGCGGTAAATTTAGAGGTAGAAACAAAAAGGCGAATCTTGTTTCCACTTCTTCTGTTATTCTTGTTGGCCTCAGGACATGGGAAAGAGATGCTAAGGCTTGTGATCTTATTTGCATTTATCATTCTAATCAAATTGATAAACTTAACCTCGATCACAAACTTTTATCTTTTGATAAAGATTTATCTCATAAAGACGACTCTTTTGAATTCTCTAACGATTCTCATTTTCACAACGATTTCGACAACCACAATCTTAACCACAATCATATCGACAATCATATCGACAATGATATCGACTTCGATCTTATTTAATTTCATTCATTTATTTGTTTGTTTATTTATTGCATTTTGT